ACAAGGGCTGCACAGAACCCTGCCGTGGCGTGATGGCTGACGAAGTGGCTGTCCTGCGGCCTTGGGCGCTCGGCCCGACCTTCATGGGCTACAAGACTGTCAATTACGAGGCTCTGTGATGGCAAACGTTCTTGAAATCCTGAACAGTCTCGGAGCGCATCAGCGCGCAAACCAGCCTCCTGTGCTTCAGCGCGGAGCACCTATCCCCGCAGATTTTCTGCGAGCGGACCAGCCCGATATTATGCAGGGGAGCGGACCTGTTGATATTCAGGCGCGTGTTCAGGAAGCCATGCGGGGCTTTGCCTTGCCTGATGTATCCAAGTATGGCTACTCGCCTGAATCACAGGGCCGCGTCGAAGGCGCGGGTTACTTGCGTGAAACCCCGATGGGCGGTTCTCCGTCAGCGCGCAGCCAAGATCCGATGGCCGAGCAGGCAGCGCGGGTAGGCGCGATGGATTTCAATCCACAGACTACGCAGGCGGCTCCGCAGCAGGAACCGACTAAGAAGCCGCGTATGTCGATCATCGACCTCATCGGTTCGATAGGCAATGCGTTCTCGACAGGAGGCGGCGGAGAAGCCCATTATCGGACGGAAGCCGACCGCGCTCGCGATGAGCAGGCACGGATGCTCAAGGCGCAGGATGATGATCTTCAGCGCCGGATTGCTCAGCAGAAGTTCCAGTCTGGCAGCCTTGATATGGCAGCCGACCAGAACAAGATCATCGCTCAATCGGTCCGGGGCCTGCGCGCTGTCTATGACAAGAACCCGGCTGCAATTGGCCGGGCGTGGGATTTCGTCTCGTCGCAACTTGGCGTCCCCGAACAGCGCCGTGCCGAGATCGCACAGGCCTTGGCATCTGATCCTGAAGGCACTCTCGCCGTGCTGGAAGGCGCGATGGGAGAGCAGGAGAAGCAGGGTTCGCAGGCCAAGGAACTGCAAATCTACAAGATGATTGAGGAAACGCAGGGCAAGGAAGCTGCTGACGCATATCTCATGCGCGCATCAGGCGGTGCACTGAATGCCAATCAGGAAGCCACCATTGGCGTTCGGAAGGACACTATCGCCGCTGCCAACGCTCGCGCCGCTGCGGCTTTGCGTGCTGCTGAAATTCGTTCCCGACGCACTGCGGCAGGAAAAGGTGCTGGGACGGGCGGGGCAAAACTTCCGGCTGCGGTGCAGAAGAACTATCTGGAGAACCGAGATGCCATGCGGCAGATTGCCGCAGCGAAGGAAAGCCTCAAGGGGCGCCCGCAGTCGGTCGGTGCACGATACGCCGTCATGCCCGATATTGTTTCGCAGCGCACGGACCCTGAAGGCGTAGCTACTAGGGCGCGGATTGCAAATATTGGTAGCTTGGTGATCCACGACCGTTCCGGCGCAACCGTCACGGTTGCTGAATCCCCGCGTCTGCGCCCCTTCATTCCTTCAACATCGGACACGCCTGAAGCTGCCGACAAGAAACTGACAGAAATGTTCAGGATCATGCAGGAGAACAACGCGGACATCGAGGATTACTATTCGGGCAACGCTGCACCCACGCGGAAAGCCCGTCCGCAAGGGACGTTGAAAGCCCCGCCGAAAAAGAACCCTCCCGCTTCAGGCGGCTGGGGCAAAGCCAAGGTGGTAGGAAACTGATGCCTACTTATTCGATCAAGGCACCAAACGGAAAGACTTACCAGATCGACGGGCCTGCTGGCGCGTCGGATGTACAGGTGCGTCAGCAGGTTCTCGCACAGTTCCCTGAAGCGGCTGGCGGCTCTCAGCCTCGCGCCAAGACCATGACGGCTGACGAGATCGCCAAAACAGGCATGGATGCTATGGGAGCCATGCTGGGCAAGATGAATGTCCCTTCGCCTGTGAAGGGATCGTCTGCGCGATCCACCCCAGCGAAGCCGCAGGGAAAGTCGCGTGATGCTTTCGTCGCTGGCTATTCCAAAGGCAATCTTTTCAGTCTGCCGGAATATGTCTCTACGGCTGTCGGCTACATCATTCCTGACGAATACCATCCGACGGGCAACCCGATTGGAGATCGAGGCGAACCTTACGATCCGGCAAAAGACACGTTCGCCAACCGCCTAAAAACCGTGCGCGCCGTGAATGAGTACCGGATGAAGCAGTCCCCCGGAGCGGCCTTGGCGGGCAACCTGGTCGGGGCAGTCAATACTGGCATCGGTGTATCTGGCGGGATCACTAAGGCCGGTACGGCTCTCGCCGCGACTAAAGCACCTGCCGCAGTCAATGCTCTCGGGCGAACCTTAGTGGCTTCACAGACGCTCAAGAAGGGTCAGACGGCGGCGAATCTGGCTAAGCTGACATCTGGCGCGGTTACTGGCTCGGTCGCGCAGGCGGCAGGCGAAGGCAAGGATATGTCCGATGCTGCCTTGTCGCCGTGGAACCTCGTCCCTGGTGCCGTTTACGGCGTAGGTAAGGTTGCTCGCGCAGTCCCGAAGGTTATTCGTGGCGCGCACCGTCCGCACAGCGATAACGTCGGCAAGGCACTCAAGGAAGTCGTGCAGGAAGCACCCGACGCTATCAAGGCTCGGCAAGCGGACCTTGCTGCGCGCACAGGCCGCGATGTTCCCCTGGTGGCGGCGCTGCGTGACCGGGACTTCACCAACGTCACCGAGCGCGTCCTGAAAAACTCGCCTGAATCTGCCGAGATCGCCAAGAGCGAGATCGCCAAGAATACACGCGGGTTCATGGACCGGATGATTGGTCATGTTGCCAAGGCGGGCAAGGCCAGCGGTTCGCTTGACGCCACGGTTGGCGATCTCGCACAGCTTCGTAAGGACAGCACCGACAACCTGATGAAGCCGATCGAGGATAAGCCGGTCAACCTTTTCGGGCTTCGCAGCAAGTTGGGTGATCTTGAACAGCAGGTAACGCGGGAAATCGGCGGGCGGATCAAGGGTCTTGGTCCGCAGATCAACGATACCCTGTCAAAGATCAGTCCAGACGACCTTGCCGGCGCGGGCATCAATGCGGACGACTTCGCAAAGACGCAAAAGCTGCTCGCAGAGTGGGGGCTGGGCGATGCGCCCAAGCAAGTCACCGTGCGCGACATGGACAATCTTCGCCGTACCCTCAGCGCGGCCAGCAAGTCGGCGGCATCGAACCCAGGCAACTCGCTGGCGTACAAGAACGCTGCCGATGCAATCCGTGAATTTACCGAGGCCGCCGTTCCTTCCTATGGCAAGGTAGTCGATAACCACGCAGCAAAGTCCCGGATGCTGGAAGGCTTTGAGACGGCTGCGGGCGGCAAGACGCTTTCGGACATCAAGGACACCAAACTCCGCGCCAGCCTGCAAACGCCTGAAGGCCGGGTCGGTCTGAAGGCGGGTGAACTTTATCGGTTGCGCGAAGGCGCGAACAAGTCGCCTTCGTCGGCCATCTCGTTGGCCCGCAACCTTGCTGCCAAAGGCAGCCTGACCCGTCAAGGCAGTCTGGCGAAGGGAGCAGCACAGCCCGGAACCGTGACCGAGCATCTCGGAGAAGGTGCTGCTGCCAAGCTGGCAGACGCTTCCGAAGCCGAATATCAGGTTCTTCAGCGCATGATGCAGAACGCTGGCGTCGATGCGGCCAAACTGGACGCGCCGAGCCTCGATGACCCCGGCACGATTGTCTACGCCGCCTTGCTTGGCAAGGCCATGCCAATCACCCAGGCGCGGTTCGTGATGAAGCTGATGGAGAACCGCCCGTTCAAGCAGGAGACTGCTGAGAGCCTTGCCCGGATGCTATTTTCAACCGATCCGGCTGACTCGGCGCGGGCTTTCACTATCCTCGAAAAGCAAGGCATCGCCAAGCCTGCCGCTACTGCCATGATGAAGGCAGCGCTGCCTACTGCAATCGCTACAGGCTCTTACGGGCAGCAAGGACCGGATACTGCCGAGCAGCCCTTCACCAGTCTGCCGATTGGCGAGATGGGCGATGATCCAGCCGAGGACGTTGCGCCGGATGAAGCCATGATGGATAGCGAGGCGGCTCCAGAAGAATATGGCGTTGCTGCAATCAAGGAACTTTTCCCTGAAGCACGGATTACGTCGGGGTATCGCTCCCCGGATGATCCGCTGAGCCAAGCCAACCCGACATCCTACCATACGCAGAGCTATGGCGCGGTTGATTTGGCGCCAATCCCCGGCATGACGTTCGACGACTTCGTAGCTACTGTCCGCGATGCCGGATATGAAGTCGTCGAAGCTATCGACGAAGTGAACAATCCATCCGGTCATGCCACTGGCCCCCACTGGCATATCGTAATCGCATAAGGATCTCCAATGACCAACGAAGCCCTAGCCAAACAAATCGGCACTCACATGGCGAGCCTCCACCGCGTCTCGAAGAAGCTGTGCGAACTGCTCACCGAGGCATCTGTGCGGCTCGAACAGGCTGGCACGATCAGTTCTGTTGAAGCCGTTATCGAACCGAAGGAATAGGCCGGTGACTGCGGTGGCGGCATATAATTCGCTCTTGCTGCTGGGTGTCTTTGCCCTGCTCGCTTTTGCGATGGGCAAGCGTCCTGGGCCGCTTACCGCAGCGCTTGGTGTTGCTTTGGCGGTGTCTATCGCCTCGTTCGCCGCGGTGCCGAAACCTAGTCAGTTGGCGGCGGTGCTGGCGGTCGATGCAGGCGTGGTCGCATACATGGCGCACCTTGCCAGAACAACGCCACCGAATATCGCAGAACCTGCCCGCATCATCATGGCGGTTGGAACGCTCAAGATCGCTTTTGCCATCGCAGCCGTGATGCTCGCTCTCGATCACAACGCTCGGGCAGCGGGCAGAAACGGGGCCTTCATTGTGCAGATTATCGTCGCTGGGGGCATGGCAGATGGACTCATTGCTTGGTTGGGGCATCGCGCTCGGGGCCTTGGGGATCGCGCTCGTCGAGTGCTTCATCGTATGGAGGGCGAGTAGGTGCCGGAATCGCAATTCACGCAAGCGCTGACGCAGTTGGAGGCGCGGCTGGATGCACGTCTCGCCAAGATCGAGACGAAGCAAGATCAGACCAACGAAATCCTTGAAACGTGGCAGGCGTTCAAGACGGGCGGGCGCATCATCACCAACTTTGCGAAGTTCACGACCGCGATCCTCGCTGTGATCCTATTCATCAAGGTCGGGCTAGTTTCGCTTTTGGAGGGGCATAAGTGATGTTCGACAAGGCCAAGTTTTACAGCGCGGTCCGGGCAACTGTTCTCGGGCCGACGCTTGAGCAGCACGAGGTCGAAGGTTGCGAGGCCATCCTGACCGCGATGGCTGGCATTCCCCTCTCCCATTGCGCCTATGCGCTGGCGACGGCGGCATGGGAGACGAACCGCACAATGCAGCCGGTGCGTGAAGCCTATTGGCTGTCCGAGCAATGGCGCAAGAAGAACCTGCGCTATCATCCTTGGTATGGGCGCGGCTATGTTCAGCTAACTTGGGATCATAATTACAAGAAGGCCGACGGCGAACTTGACCTCGGCGGGTCGCTGGTTGCCAATCCAGAGCGCGCAATGGAGCCGCGCATCGCTGCTGACATCATGCGACGCGGTATGATCGAGGGATGGTTCACCGGACACACGCTGGCACGGCATCTGCCCGAACGGCTCGGCACCGTGAAGCAATTCGAGACTGCCCGAAAGATCATCAACGGCACCGACAAGGCTCATCCGATTGCGCTCATTGCCTGCGACTTTCAGGATGCGCTTGTTGCGGGGGGCTGGCGATGACCGAACTCGTCGATCCGGTATCGTCCGACCGCCGCCGCAATTGGGGCCTCATCATGCTTGCGGGCGGCGGCATGGCAATGACGGCCTATGCTGGTGCTGCACTGTGGCTGGTGCGCGATGACCGCGACTATGCGTTCTATCTCGGCGCAGGCGCGCTGGGGCTTGTCGGTGTGGTGCTGACGGGGTTCTCGGCATTGCTGGTGAAGCGCACGATTCGAGTGACGCGGGACGGGCTGGACTATTCCGACCAAGGGAGTGTTGAGTAATGCCCGCCTTCTTCCTTGGCTTCCTCGGCCTGCCCCGCTGGGTTCACGCCTTAGCCGGTGCTGGAGTGTTGATCGCCGCGTTCTTCCTGTGGCTGCACTTCCATGATCGCGGGGTGGTGGAGAGCCACGAAGCCGGGATCACCGCCCAAGTCCAGACCAAGGCCTCCGAAGCCGCAGCAGATGCGACAGAAGCGGTCGCAGAGACGAAGCGCGAGGTCGAGGCGGTGAACGATCGTGCGCGTGATGCGGCGGCTAAGTCGGCTGATCCGTTGCGCGATGGCTTCAGGGAGTTGGGGAAGTGAGCGCGGAAATGGTCAACCTTGGCCAGCGTCTATTCGTAGATAGCGAGGGCTTCACTCATCCCATCGCCGTGATGTTCGATAGTGACGGCGAAGAATGCGAGCCGCGCGATGCCGTTTCGGCGGTCGCTGGCAGCGAGGGGCGCTGGTTCGCGCTCAATCTTTCCGAATTTGAAGCAGGAGCATTCCAATGACCGAAAACATCTTCGCATTCACCGCGCCGGGCTGCGAATATCCCGGCTATGTTTCGATCAACCGTGACGCGAATGGCGATATTGCCGTGACCGTGCGGGAAGCGCCGACTGTTCGCGAGGGCGGCTACATATGCGGATTTGCTGTCGACAAGGGAAAGCCGGGGCGCTGCACGCCGGGTGATGATTGCTGCAACAACTATTGCAACCTGGCACCGAGCAAAGGCCCGATGCAGGACCATCCCGCGCCCTGCGTCCAGACGTTTGAAGGTAAACAGGCGACATTCACCGTCCCTGCTGATCAGTGGAAATTGCCATGATGCGCGCACTAATCCTGCCAGCCCTTTTCGCCCTCACCGCCTGCGGCACTGAGCGCGTTCGTGTTGCCAAGCCGCCGGTTGAATTGACGGTTTGCGCCGCCGAGCCTGCCGCGCCTGATTTGCCCGCGAAGGATGGGACGGACGCGGTGCAGATTGTGCGCGATCGGATGACGCTGGATTACTTGCTGGCGCTGCGTTCGGCCTGGGGAGATTGCGCGGCTAAGGTTGCGGGGGTAAAGGCTTGGAGTGAGGGGCTCAAGTAGCGCTCACCTGTCCAGCCTCTCTATCTTCGGTGCAACAGTGCGCTTTCCCAATTGCTCACGGTAGCTATCGAGCGCGGGCTGATTGTCCAGCCTCTCTATCGCCACAAAGTCATGTTCGCCTGCCTCGATTGCGTCGGCAGCACGTTTCAGGGCAAACGAACCTCCGCCATAGGCAGCGCGCCCAGTTGTGCCCTTATCCTTCGCCAGCGCCTTGTCTGCGCCAATGTCGGACTGCTCTCTGAGAAAGGCCACTATCGCAGCGCGCTCCTCTAGCTTGGGGTCCATCACTTCCCCCCTGCACGAAGAGCGGCGGCAAGCATCGCATCGGCCAACGCTTCGGCTGAATATCCGTCGCCATTCGGCGGGCCAAGTTCGGACCACTTTCGAAAGCACCATTCCTCAGGTTCTTCGAGGCCTGGAATCTGACAGAAGCCCTCGCCCGCTGCCCAATCAGCCAGCGCGACAAGATAGCGAAAGTCGGCCTCAAATGCCTCCCTGCTCGGCCCCTCGGCCATCTCAAGTGCGGTTGGTAGGTCGGTCATGGGTTAAAGGCTCCGCCAGCGCCCTTTGCCTGAACGCACCTCTAAACGAACCGCACCGTCCTGCGAATAAACGGCGGCGTAGTGGGATAGATGAGCAAGCATCCTATCTCGCTCAATCGCGCTGCAACCGGCAATCACCTGCCCGTCCTGAATGACGCGCCCGTAATACAAACCCTCACTCACGGCGTCGGCTCCTTGATCTTGTATTCGGTCACCTGTGTAACCTCATTCACCAGCGCTAGTGCTTGTTGTTCAATGGTCATCATAGTTTCCTTCCATAATAAGCCAGGAGAGCAGCTTCAGCTACTCCGTCATCTTTCACTCTCGCAACTTCAGGCGCGATCGAAGGCATCAATCGCCGTGCTTCTTCCCGACTGGCGTTCTTGTCGGCCTTGAGCAAACCCATCTCGCGCTTCCACACTGCCGGCGTGACAAAATGCACCGGCATCCCGGCGCTGCTCGCAACCGCGTGAACGAAGCCGTAGGATCGCCCGAAGTTGAACGCTGAAGCAATCCCCTGCCTTGGCATCGAGCCGACCTGTTCGATCACGATCATGCTCGTGTCATAGAGCGCGCCAGTCCACAGCGTATGCCATGTCGCCCACGCCGGCTGCGTCTTGCCCTTGGTCATCAAAGGCACCCGATGAACAATCGTGCTGTTGTCGGGAAAGAGGATGACCATTGCGCCAGTCATACCGGGGTCGATGCCTGCTATGATGGTCATTTCCCGTACCTCATCATGGTTGTCGTCTCTGCGGAAATCAGGAACCTGCGCTCGTGTGCCCAGGCTGGAATGTCCTCCATTATTTCCTTCAGCATCTGAGCGAGACCTTCGCGTTCTTCCGTCTCAGCTACGATTTCGTCATGGGCCGTGAAGATCACCGGCAGGCGCTCGGTTTCACAAGTTTTGATAGCATGGGCGATCAGGTCGCGTGAAGTGCCTTGAACACAGTCAGCCGTGACCCCGCCATGCCATGCCATGTGCCTGCGGGTCTTTTTGCCTTGGTAGGACATGAATGACCACGCTGGCCTCTCGACACCCTGCCATTCGGTCTTTTCCCGCATCGGCTTGTGATACCATATCTTGCGCCCGCTCGGGATCTTCATCGAGAGATAATCTTCTTCCTTGCGGAACTCGATACCAGCAAATTCATAGGTCTTGGCATGGTTGCACCACACCGCCGACACCGACGCTTCATAAAGGCCATACCAGAACTTCGGCACCAGCGGAGCGAAGTCCTGCCGGTAGGCATTCACCGCAGCCATGGCGAGGTCGATGCTTTCGCCCGGTGCCTGCTTGGCGCGGAACCCGACGGCTCCAAGGCCATAGCCGCAGCCAAGCACGGCACCCTTGCCGATGTGGCGTTCACGCGGGTTGTCATGCTTGTTGACCGGCTTCTTGAAAATCGAAGATGCCATCTCGCAATAGACATCAACGCCTGAGTGCATCATCTGCACCTTGTCATGCTGCCCAGCCAGCGCCAGCACGTTGCGGGCTTCGACAGCGGCATAGTCCCCGACCACCAGCACCTTGCCCTGTTCAGGTACGATGCAGGACCGTAGCGACGAGATAACCGCCGTGAAGATGTCAGGCCCCCACAGTTCGCGGATCGCGTCTATGTCACGGCTCAGGATCGCCTGAGCGAGAATTTCAGGGGTCAAGCCCTGCCGCTCCTGAATCTCGCCGCGTGGATAGTTCTGGATCTGGATCAGTCGTCCCGACCAGCGCCCGGTGCGAGCGCCGTGGTACTGCATGGTGTAGCGCACCCGGCCATCAGGAGCCGTGCAATCGAGCATCCGTTGCAGCTTGGCAACCGACGAGGAAGCCAGAGAGCGGCGCAGCGTGAGTACCTCGTGAACCTCGATCGGCAGCGGCTCGGCAATTTCCTCAACGCCAAACTCGTCATCAGGATCAAGGATCGCATCAAGCGTGGCTTTCTTGACATCGCCCATCGCTACGCCTTGCGCGTTTACCCAATTCAGGATCTTCTCGCGCTGGGTAGGGTTGATGCCGCCAGTCAGTTCGCGGAACCGTTCGGTCATTGGCACTCGCACCTGTTCAAGCACATCCTGGCAGGCGTGGACGAAAGCACGGTCGATCTTGATCCCGCGCTGATTGATGCGCTGATCGAGAACCCACGTTGCCCGTTCGGAAGCGCCTAGCCCTTTGGTTGCGATGTAGGCGCCGTACTGACTGTCGCAGTCCCCGACGTTGTATTGCATCAGGCGCTTCATGTTTTCCGGCGTGTGCGAGGACCAGCCGCCATCGGCGTCAGGCTTGCACATCTTCATCATCAGCCGGTGGCCTTCCATATCCTTGCGGACATTGAGTTCCAGAGCCTGTGTCAGCTTATCGAGGCCGAGCGGAAGCGCCTTGTAGCCTGCGACTGCCATAGTGTCATGCCAGCGTTCGGGCGGCATGACGGGCCAGCCCATAGGCTCCATCTGGTATTTCCAGATTGCCATTTCAAAGCCGGCGTTGTGCGCGATGAACATCACCGAAGGGTCATTGGCCAGTTCGAGCAAGGCTGGGTCCAGAGCCATCAACTGCCTTTCGGTCAGGACGCGCGTTACCTCGGGCCTGCCATCGACCACCAGTTTGTAGCCAGCGCACAGGATGCGGGTTGAAAAATCAGCCGCGTAAACCCAAGCACCTCTTTTTAAGAGGTCAGTTTCGCTGCAAGTCTCGAAGTCGAAAACAACGTAGCGCATCAGTAGATACCTTCCGAGCGATATAGCAGCACGAGGTTGTTCAGATACCGGACCTGGATTGTGTCGGCATCCTCTGCCAGATTACCGATCTTACCACCGATCTGTGCCCAATTGTCATACTCGCCTTCCTCGGTCATGCGACCGTCGAGAAAGGCGAGCAGCCGGTATGGCTTCTTCGCGCTCACAGCGACAGCCTCCCAAGCATCAACGCGCCAGCCTTGAACACATACCAAGGGCGATCAGAGCCAAGGCTTTCGAGATACTGCCCTGCATCCTCGATACGGCCCTCGGCCAGCATCTCCATCAGGTCGCTGGTCATGTCTGACACTGCGCTTTCCTTACCTTCATCGAAGGCGTCATCGCGCTCGGACTTCAGCGCTCGGGTTTCTTCGGCTACGGCAGTCTCAATCAATTCGTCGAGTTTGGCAGTGCCGTCGAGAAGCGCCAGAAGTTCAGCCTCCAGTGCTTCATCAGGCAGCACCGCGTTCAGCGCCTCAAGGAGATCGTTGATCTCTGCATTGCTCACGGCTTCAATAAGTTCTTCGCGGGTCATCACTGTTTCCTTGGGTTGAGGGGCAGGCCGGAACCTGCCCCTCGTAGTCATCAGAAGTCGGACGTTTCCTCGGCAGGAGCACCTTCGGGAGCCATGGCAGTCGGGTCAACATCCGAGTACCCTGCATAGCCGCCGAACACGCTTGAGTTGGGAACCGAAGCCCCGCCGATGCGCTCGCCCTTGCGGACGAACAGGACGTTCTGAAGGAAGCCGGTCACGCCATCCTTGGCATCGAGCGACTTGCGCCGGAACGCCTTCAGAGCGATGGCAGGAACGACATAGGCACCGGGGTAGAAGCAATCCTTGCCAGCCTGCGCGATCTCATGCGGCTGGGTGATGTCCACGATCTTGCCGCCTTCCACCTTGGCAAGCGATACGTCGAACTTGCTGGCCGCGGTCAGGATGCCAGCGTAGGGGCGGTAGAGTTCGGCCCGCTGCTCGGCGCGTTCCTTCAGCTTGAAGGCTTCGTCGGCGGGCTTGCCCTGTGCGTCGAGTTCAGCCTTGCGCATCGCCCGGTTGATCGCCGTCTGCGCCGACATGCAGGCCAGATAGTAATCATCAGGCTTGGTGAAGGTACCGAGTTCGGACTTGATCGCAGAAACCATCAGTTTGACGATCTCGTCAAAATCTTCCTTCTCGATACCGAACGTTCCCGAAAACTTCGGTTCAGCGTTCGCCACGCCACGCGGTGCAGACTTCTCGGTGATCGAGGAGAACAGCAGCCGTGCGGGCTTCTTCAGGGTGTAGCGTAGTGTCTCAGCCATTTTCAAAATCCTTCATATTCATGGTTGCCCGCGAAGGCTTCAAACGTCGAAGCATTGCTAGGCGGCTTGACCGCTGGCTTCGGATCGCCAATCGGGGCAACCGTCATTCCAGTGGATTCGGGCATGAACCCAAATTCGAGAGCAAGAGCCTTGCCGCGCGATGAGAGTTTCTCGATCTCGGCAGGGCTTTTGAGAGATTTCTTGTAGGCAGCTTCACCGAAGGCTTCGGCCAGTGCGGTATCAGCGCCGGCTTTCCAGTCGCGCGAAGTCCGCTTGGCAACCAGCTTGGCCGAAGTGATCTCGCTGCCGCCGATCAGGCGGGCATAAGTCACTTTTTCCAGTTCGGTCATGAACCGCTTGGCGTCTGCCTTGACGGCATAGAACGCGCTGACTTCCTCATCACTCAGCATTTCAACAAACTCCGTTCCATTGGCAAAGGTCTTGAAGGCGTCTTGCATCCGCGGGCAGTCGAGCAGCACCGGGCAGAACTGGCAGTGATCGCCGCTGACAAAATCGCTATCGTCAACGTCCTGTGCCTGTGTCAGCGCCTTCATGCGCGGCAAGAGAACGTCCTGCCCCCATGTCAGGACATGGCCCAGGGTCGTATGCCAGACTTCAGGTTCTTCAAAAATCCCGAGATTGTTGGGTTGGACAATGCCGAGCGACACTGGAAAATCGGCAGGGCCTTGCTTGAGCCAGTCGTATTCCATCGCCAGCAGGAAGGCGTAATAGAGCAACTGCTCATTGTTGAACGGACTGACATAGATGCCTGCGCCGTTCTTGTAGTCCCGCAGGTGCAGGCCCCGCTTGACCGACCAGTAACCGAAGTCAATTGTGCCTTTCAGCAGCGGGTGCAGATCAGGCTGCTTCAGGGTCGTCTCGATCAGGACTTGACCCTTGCCGTCACGCGGCCAGATGGCTTCGCAGTGGTTGACGTAGATCGCCACGGCATCAGGATCAATCTGGCCTTCATCGTAGCCGACCTTGAAGCCAGCGATGTCGGTGCCGAGAAATTCCCAAGGTTCGCGTTCGTCGAGCAGGCACATGGCGCCAAGTTCGTGAGCAGCAGTGCCGCGCGAAGCGTATTCGCTGGGGAGTTCTTCCAGTTCACCGGCTTCGAGCAGCGCACGGTGCAGCAGGAATGACCCGGAGCAGTTCAGCCAGCGCTTTGCGCCAGAGCCGCCTAGGGGAGAGTGTTCGAGTTCGATCATCGTTGCTGTCCTAAGTGTTCGTGGTGAGTGAGAGGCGGGCGGTTGCTGGAGACTCGCGCCCGCCTCTCGACGCTGGGATAGGGGTCGATGCTATCCCGCGTATTCAATCCCTGCCAGCTTCTCGATCGCCTGTGCGAAGTCCTCGCGATCTTCGACCGGCACGTTGCGGCTGTGCGGCACTTCGCCTTCAGGAACGAACTTGGCGATGGTGTCCTTGATCGGAGCCGGGTTGCCCATCTTCTGAGCAGCCTGGTTGCAAAGCCGTGACAGGTCCGCGTCGGTCCAAGTCCGCGCCATCGCTGCCTTCGCTTCAGCAGGTTCTTCCGCCATGGCTTCAGCGAAGGCAGCGAACTCATCTTCTTCGTTAGTGGCTTCGGTAACCTCCGGGGTTTCGTCTGCGGGCAATGCGGAAGGGCTTTCCGAAGTCTGCGGAGTAGCAGTATCGCCACTGGTATCGCTCGACGGCTCCGGGCGCACTGCACCCTTCTTGAGCCTCCAACGGCCATCCTTCGTCATGGTCTTGTTCGGGCTGTGAATGGCTTCGTCCCACGGTTCACCTGCACTATCCTCGCCAGCCAATCTGGAAACGGCTGGTTCACCCTGCACGATCCCGGGATCGACCTCGGCTTCGTCGCTTGTGTCAGGCTCATAGGTCTGCGTGATCGCTTCAGAGGCGGCCTGATTACGGGCGCCCTGCGCTGCTACGACCTTGGCTTCCTGCACCTTCGCCGCGGCGAAGTTGATGTTCGTCGGTTCGTTACCGCCGACCAGTTCGCGCAGATCGCGCATGATCTCGGCAGCAGTCTCACCCATAATCTTCAGTTCAATCATTTACTTTTCCTTTGCATCTAAAACACGGTGGATCACGTTCATTTTCTCTAGCGCCCGAACCAGAATTTTCTCTGATACCGATCCCGGCGCTACAAATATCTCCGCTTGAACCAAGTTCTCCTGCCCAATGCGGTCCAGTCTCGACACAGCTTGTTCGTTCTGTGCCGGAACCCAATCAGGTTCAGCCAGATAACAGCGGGAGCAAACTTTCTGAAGACCATCTAGTCCGGTTCCCGCCGCCTGGATGTTTCCGATGAATACCCTAACGTGATCCAGATTTATGAAGTCGTCAACTGCTTTCTGCCTTGGCTGTGAATTTTTTCTTCCGTCCACGCGCACAGCCCCAAACGACTTCAAACCTTCCTCGAAAATATCCAGCACGGAAATATGCCAGCCGAAGATAACCAACTTTTCGTCGGTATCCTCAAGAAACTCTTTGGCGTAATCGACGACATGCGGCGCGATCGCCTCGCCCATCAAACGCCTTGCCTCGGCAATATGTCCGAGAATTTCAAAATCATTTGTCGTCTGGAAATCTTCAATATCCAGATTAAGCAGGCCTTCTGCATCGAGGGCTTGCCGCACGGCGCCATCTTCCTCGACACGAACGATGTCATAGCGGGGAGGTTTCATCTGCGTCATTACGTCAATCTTTTCGTGCCGCGCCATGATATTCACCCGCAGCCGGTTTTGCAGTTCGGTTTCCAGCGAAGTGCTTTCGAGGTTGAACCGCTTGCCTGATAGGGTCTTGAGCGCAGCTTGCCGGTTGTAGCGTTCCTTGAAGGCTTCCCAGCCGATGAAGTCGATTGCCTCGTGATCGAAGTAGCGCAGGAGCGTGAACGCCTCTGAAGGGCGGTTGAGCAGCAAGGTTCCTGTGAGGCCAAGGACATGCTTGGCATTGCTCGCGATCGCTGGCAAGTCGTGCTCACCGTGAACGTAGCGGCCTTTGCCATTGCCAAGAATGGCGCGGGTTGTCAGCGCGTCGATGTTCTTCATTTTGTGGCACTCATCGGCAATCAGGACATCCCACTTGTATTTGCCGATGGCTTTGATGATCGCCGGGTTGCGGGCGCTGTCATAGCTGAGAACCTGATAATTCGCGGTCGGGTGAATGCCGTCCTTGGGCTTGAGCATTACCGACACCTTGACCTTGGGGATCGTTGACCATTCCTTGATCCTCTCGCCCCATTGCAGGCGGATCGAGGCAGGCACGATCACCAGGACGCGGTGTGCATTCACGGCATTGCAGAAGGCGAGGGAGATCGGCGTCTTGCCCAGACCAGGCTGGTCGCCAATGATGCCTTTGCCGCGCTTCAGGACGTAATCGAGCGATGCCTTCTGGTAAGGCCATAGTTCCTTACCGGCTGGCAGGCAATTCGTGCCGATGCCGTCGAGGGCGCGACTGGCTTCGATGTTGCCGAAGTAGGGAGTGAGCGCGGGAACGTCCTGTCCGAGATCCGCCAGTGCATAAGGATTGTCGCTGAACAGGACGGCCTTGTCCGCGCTGCTGGCCGAAGTGCTGAACACCAGGCCGCGATAGGCCATCAAGGCAGCTACCGCAGCCTTGTTTGCCTTGGGAACTTCCAGAATAAAGTGTTTGCCGTTGGCGGAAGTTTTCACAAGTCAAGTTCCGGCTCATCTGCCGCAGGCAGGCTGGCAAGCGCCTTGTCCAGTTCCTCGCCAGCCTTCAGCATCCGGGCAATGATATTCGAGCGCACAGCCGGGTCATAGTGGCTGACAACGTGCTTGATTTCGGCAAGCTGCATTCCGCACATCTGGCAAGCCGCGATGATCTTGGCGCGGCGGATATGCTCTGGCGTATAGCGGCGATGATTGCCGCCCGAACGCTCAACGTCACCGAGCAGCCCTTGCTTTTCCCACCACCGCACTCCGCGAAGCGTGGTCTGGCCTGCCTTGAGCATATCGTCGATTGTATAAGTCACTTCCCGCACTCCTGTTCAAATTCCGCTTGAGATAATTCCCGCAGTTTCCAGCGGCCAATCTGCTCGACTATGAAAAATTCATGGTAACGCCCGTTTACAATAAAGTCTAGCGTTCCGTCACTATTTTTCAGCCTTGGCAGATCGCCCATAATCAATTCATTCCGCAGCCTGGTAGGGTGTTTGGGTTCCTTCCACCGGCTTGTCAGGTTCAGCGCGATAGCAAGGGCGGGGAACAATGGCGCAAGTTCGGCAGCGGTATAGAACGGGCGATTGCGCCAGTGCGGAAGCCATGCTTTGAGCGCCTCGGCATCAGGCCCCGGATGGCGCTCTGCCCACTGTGCAGCCTTGCCGACCCATTGCGCGATCACGCCTTCCTGATTGCCTGTCAGCTTCATCGCCTTGATGATCGTGTAAGTAGGCGAGGACCAGAACGGGTTCTTGCTCATAGGTCGTAGTCCTGAGGCTCAAGGATGAAACAGGCGATGTGCCGGCCTGTACCTTTGCCTACACTGCCATCTTCGGTCGCAAGCCAGCGTACATCGCCAAGGTTGCGGACTTGGGCATGGTCGCCAAGGATGGCCGACATGAGCATCAAAACCCACTTATCGACCGGGTAAACCAGTACGACGCGCTTGCCCTTCTGCCATTCGAGGATTGCTTTGCGGACCCATGCGGTCGGGCCTTTTTTCTTGCCTTGATGTATGATCGACCCGAACGGCGGATTGACGTAATTGCTCTGCCCCCATTCGCAGGTGAGGCCGTCGAAGCCTTCGGGCATCGGAAACGGGCAAGGATCAAAGTCAAAGCAAAATTCAGCATCGAGCGCGGCATAAAGTTCGGGCGGTGTAAGCCAGTAGTGCTTGCCGTCATCGCCATTGCCGGTATGAAATTTGTTCGCAGCAGGAGGTAATTGAGATTGATGGTTCACAGGTCCAACTCCTTCAAGGTCCAGCCGCCGTTTTCATCGCGCAGCCAATCGAGATCAGGGCGCCGCGCAAAGCCCTTGCGGACAGTGCCGATGTCGAGGCCATACTTGCCCGCAATCGTTGACATCAGGATCGCGCCGGACATCTGCCCGCCTGCCTCTGTCAGCAGCGACACGACCTCATCGGGGCTTGACCAGTCGGTGCGCGGTTTGCCAGCCTTGGCAGGTTCGCCCGCAATGGCATCGGTCTTTTCCAGCACGATCGAGGAACCGAACTCACGCACCTGAAACAACAAGGGTTCATCCGGGCAATCTGAATCCTTCATTTTCTTGGGCAGGAGCGTGGTCGCAGACTTGCCGCGCTTCTTCACCAGCATGGCAACGTCGATATTGGCGACAAAAGCCGATGCGCCGCGCGCTCCCTTGCTTTCGTCCTTGCCGGTGTGATGGATTGCCAGCACGAAGGCGCCATAGTGCGCCGCCATTTCTTCCATGAAGCCAATGGCAAGGTTGGCGTCATTGTTGCTGTTCTCGTCCATGCCG